AAAGAATGGGTTGATGTAAACCTTAAAGAACATAACTGTACTTTAAATGAAGAGCCAATACAAGAATAAAAAGATCTGCCCTGAGTGTGGCAAGAAAAACTGTGCAGTCTTTGATGATGGACATGAACATTGCTTCACTATGGATTGCGAATACACCTACTACCCAAACAAAACCAAAGAAAAGAAAGTGAGTAACATCATTCCATTAAAGAAAACAAATCCAAAACTATTGAAGGTTACACCTATAGCTTTACCCAAACGTGGAATCACCAAGGAGACTTGCGAACTATTTGGATATGGACAGGCAGAATACAGAGGACAACCTGTTCAAGTTGCTACATATAAAGACCAGAAAGGTAGAGATGTAGCACAACATATACGCTTTCAAGATAAGAAGTTTATCTGGATAGGTGAGATGTCTAACGTACAGCTATGGGGTCAGCACTTATGGCGACAACATGGCAGCAATGGATCTGTATTTGTTAGTTGCTTTGAAGGTGAGATTGATTGCATGAGTGGATCTCAAATACAAGGCAACAAGTTTCCCTGTATCTCCATCCCATCAGGAGTACAATCAGCAGCTAAGTATTTGGCAGCTAACTACAAATGGTTAGATACTTATTGTCGTATAGTCTTATGCTTTGATAATGATGAAGCTGGTAATAAAGCAGCAGAGAAATGTATGGAAGTCTTACCAAAAGGTAAGGTTGCAATAGCTAGGTTAGATCGTAATGATGTTAACGATCATCTTGTACTGGGTGAGGGAGATGTAGTACAAGAAAGATTATGGAAGGCTAGACCAGTAAGACCTGATTGCTTAATCAACGCTGCTGATGCTTGGGATTTATTTACTAAAGAAACAAGTAAAGCTATAACAGATTTCCCTTTCCCAAAACTAAATGATTTCACTAGAGGTTTATTTCCTAGCCAGCTATTCACAGTAGCTTCTGCAAGTGGGGCAGGTAAGTCCACAATTTGCAGGGAGTTCTGTCATCACTTTCTTAAGAGAGGATTAAAGGTAGGTTATATAGGACTAGAAGAATCAGTACAAAGAACTCTTCAAGGTCTGGTAGGTATTGACATGAATGTGCCTTTGCATTTAGATGAGGATGGCATAGATAAAATTAGTCTGAAGACTGCATTTGACAAACTAACGTCAAGTCGCAGTCTTTTTCTTTACAACCATTTCGGTAGTCTTGAACCTGATGTACTGCTAGAACAGATCAGATACTTGGCAACAGTTGATGGAGTGCAGGTAGTAATCCTTGACCACATCAGTATAGTTTTGTCAGGCTTAGAGTTAGACAATGAACGTAAAGCAATAGATATAATAATGACCAAGCTAAGAAGTTTATGTGAAGCTACAGGTATAGCTCTTGTATTGGTCAGTCACTTACGAAGACCACAAGGACAATCACATGAGTCAGGCAGGGAGGTTGATACTTCTGACTTGAGAGGATCGCATAGCCTTCTTCAGTTATCTGATGTCGTGTTATCTGCTTCCAGAAACCAGACAGGGGATGCTAGTGAGAGACAGCGATTACAGCTAAAGGTACTCAAGTCTAGACATACAGGGATGACAGGTGAGGTAGATAAATTATTATACGACCAGAAGACAGGTCGATTAATCGTATATGAAAATGACTTTGCTGACTTATGACTTTATTAATTGATGCCGATTGGCTAGTCTATTCTTCTTGTTGTGCTTGTGAAGTAGATACAAGATGGAATGATTGGCAACATACTCTTCACTCTGATGAAAGAGATATTATGAACCTGATTGAAAGCAGGTTAGATGTATATAAACAAATAGCAGAAGACAAGCATGATGTAGTTATGTGCTTTACTTCTTACCCTACATTTCGACATGAGATATTTCCTGAGTACAAACTAAACAGGATAGGTAAACGAAAACCACTAGCACTTAAAAGTATTATTAAAAAAATAAAGAATGAATATGAATCTGCTGCCTATCCAAACCTTGAAGGAGATGATGTGCTTGGGTTGCTGGCTACTAATGGTCAGTATAAAAATCCAATCATAGTCTCTGTTGATAAAGACATGAAGACTATACCTTGTAAGTTAATACAAGAAGATGAGATCTTACATATAACAGAGAAGAAAGCAGACAGACATTGGTTTGAGATGTCACTAGCAGGTGACTCAGGTGATGGCATCTTAGGTCTTAAAGGTATGGGTATGGTTACTGCTTCCAAGACACTAGCCAATACACCAGATACTAGAGATGCACTATGGTCTAAGGTACAGGAGACATATACAAAGAAAGGTTATAGTATTGCTGATGCTATTCTCAATGCAAGACTCACAAGAATACTACGAGAGGGAGATTATAACTACAGCACAGGTGAAGTTAAACTTTGGACTCCGTAAAAATTAACTATCTATATTGTTTTCAACTGTAGTTGTTACTTGATCTGTATGGTTATTTCCCATAGTCACACCATCCCAATCATTACCGACTGATGTCGGTTGGACATTATTAATCCAATGTTGAACTGACAGAAAAGAACCACCTTTTTTTCCAGCTATTGCACTATGTGGACAATCAGGTAAAACTCTAACTACCTCATAATGTGACGTAGATAAATTACAATTTGATGCTTGAATGTTGACATACCATCTTGGTAAAACAACTTTGTCATTTAAAAAAAACTCCATACCACTTAAGGCAACTTCGTAAGAATCAACATTAGGATGTGTATGACTAGGAATTATAGTATTTGGTGTTGCTGTAAAAAGTTGTACTTGAAATTGATCATGTCTATATATAGTTAATCCAGTTACTCCTTCAACAAAGTGAATAGAGTTTTTATGTGGAACATATATACGATTACCAGCATCTAAATACCATTCAAGAAAAGATGTCAATTCATCGTTAAATTCTCTTCCAGTTCCGTCTTTCATTTTTATGTGTAAAATAACATAGATTCCCATAAAAAAAACCCTAGATGGAACCACTCACCTAGAGTCTTTTTCATTTTTCTGTGCAACAAGGTAACCACTCCTTGCTATCAGTAGGATAACATATAAAATAGATATAACACTTTTATCTCTGTGAATTTACCAGTAATTACTGACGAACTAATAAACAGTTTAAGTAGTGTGTTTCCTGATAGACACCCAGACTTATCGTTTACTGATCGAGAAGTATGGTATCGTGCAGGGGAAAGATCTGTTGTTAACTATCTAATAGAACAGCAAAAAAGACAGAAAGAAACTATGCTCAATAACAAAGTCTTGGAGAATTAACTATGTGTCTTTTTGGTGGTGGTCCTACTCAACCTAAAGTTGAAAAGTATCAAAGTAAGAATGACCCTGTTTTAATTACAGGTGAGCAAGAAGGTCTTGAAGATACAAAGAAAAAAAGTGAAGCAGATTCTTTGAAGATTGGAAAACAAGTGGCAAAGAAAGAAGCTCGGAACCTATCTAACTCAACTATTGCAACAGCACAAAAGTTAACGCAAACTAAAAAGAAGACTTTAATTTAGTTCATGCTAATATAAGGAAAAATAATATTTATTATGTGTTTCGGATCACAACCCAAACCCCCACCTGCACCTGCACCCGAACCAGTTGATTCTGCTATAGAGGAGACTGCTGATAAGGTTGTTGTTGGCAGGCAAAAGAAAAAACAAATAGCTGGTACTAAAGTAGCTCAAGGTAGAAAGATGGGAACTAAGTCATTACAAATACCATTGCTTGATGGTGGTAAAGGTGGAGATTTAAACTACCCAACTTAATATGGAATACTCGACACAAGGTACAACCGCAGCAGGTAGGTACGAAGCACTTGTTAGTAGTAGGTCTGTCTATGATAGAGAAGCAAAAGAATCTTCAAAGCTAACGATACCTAGCTTGATACCAGAACAAACATCTGGTACAAGGGCAAGGATCAAGACACCCTTCCAAGCTACTGGTAGTCGTGGTGTTAATAGTTTGTCGAATAAATTATTAATGACTTTGCTACCACCAAGCACAGCATTTTTTAAATTAGAAATAGATGACCTTGAGATAAGAAAGCAAGGGCAAGAACAAATGCAGAGTGAGATAGATAAAGGACTACGCACTATAGAAAATGCTTTGATGAATCAGATAGAAATATCTAATGACAGAGTTGCTATGTTTGAAGCTATCAAACATTTAGTTGTATCGGGTAATGTTCTTCTCTACTTGACAGAGAAAGGACTGAAGGTATATCCACTATCCAAGTTTGTTTGTAAGCGTGATGAAGTAGGTAATGTATTAGAAATATTAACTAAAGAAACAATACATCCTCAAGCTTTACCTGCTGCTTTCTTAGAACAGATCAAGAAGAAAGATAACTATGATGCCAAGACAATGGAAAATGATCTTGATATATATACACACATTAAAAGAGTTAATGATGATGTCTTCTGGTTTCAAGAATGTAAAGGAGAAAAGATACCTAACACAGATGGCAGATCAAGAATAGATGTAACACCTTGGCTACCTCTCAGGTTCATTCGGATTGATGGAGAAGATTACGGAAGAGGATATGTAGAAGAATACAGAGGAGACTTAATTAGTCTTGAGTCTTTGATGCAAGCAATAATTGAAGGTGCTGCTGCTAGTGCGAAAACTTTATTTCTCGTAAATCCTAATGGGGTCACTAGGGCAGCAACTATAAGCAAAGCCCCGAATGGAGCAGTAAGAGAAGGACTTGCTTCTGATATTTCTGTGATGCAAGTAGGTAAGAGTGCAGACTTCTCTGTTGCTTTTAGTGCAATACAAAGAATAGAAGCGAGACTTGAGTTTGCTTTCTTAATGGCTAGATCAGTACAACGTGACGCAGAAAGAGTAACAGCAGCCGAGATAAATCTTATGGCACAAGAGCTAGAGAATAGTCTTGGTGGTATCTATAGTATCTTGACTCAAGAGTTTCAACTACCATATCTCAGACGTAGGATGCACATATTAGTAAGGCAAGGTAAAGTACCAAAGCTGCCTGATGATTTGATAACACCTAAGATAGTGACAGGTTTATCAGGTCTTGGTAGAGGTAATGATAAGAACAAACTGATTGAGTTTATTGGAACTGTAGCTCAAGCTTTAGGACCAGATGTAATGAGACAGTACGTTAATGTGGATGAAGCGGTCAAACGTCTTGCTACCAGTATCGGTATAGATACTGCTAACCTAGTAAAAACACAAGATCAAATCCAAGCAGAACAAGAAGCTATGCAACAGCAACAGCTTATTCAAAGTCTTGGACCTGCTGCTTTAGGTTCATCTTTAGTTGATCCTAAAAAATTATCTGATGCAGCAGCAGCACAACAACCAATGGAGGACCCCAATGCCCAACAAGAAGCCCAGTAGAAAAAGAGATGAAGACGGAAAGTTTGTCTCTGCTAAAGCTATCGTTAGCGAGTTAGGTGTTAACGAAGAAAACCCTGTACCAGAAAAGTCTGGTGACACTACTACTAGACATGGCAGTACAATTCACTATAGTTAAATAAAAAACCACTATGACTTCATCACAAGTAAATGTGTCAGAGACACCACCAATGTCTGCTAATGACTTGGAAGGTTTAAAAGACGAGAATGGTTTATACGCTGGTAAGTTTAAAAGCGTAGAAGATTTAGTAGGAAGCTACAAAGAACTTGAAGGTAAGCTTGGAGCTATAGATCAAACCAGAGAAGAACCAGAAGGTAACGCAGAAGAACAAACAGAAGAGACAGAAACAGAGACTAATGATTCTGACTTTAATCCTGAAGAATTATATGGAGAGGGTCTTGCTTCTGTATTAGAAGAAGTTGGAATTGATGCTCAAGAGATATCAAATCGATTTAAAGAAAATGATGAGATTTCTGAAGATGATTACAGCAAGCTAGGTGAAGCTGGCTTCTCAAAACAAATTGTTGATACTTATTTAGATGGTCTACGCAGTGCTGGAATGGCAGGTGAAGTAGATGCTCAAGGTATTAAAGATGCAGTTGGTGGTGATGAAACTTATGGCAAGATGGTTTCGTGGGCTATGGAAAACTTACCTGCTGAACAAGTCCAATCCTTTAATAAGTTAACTGATACAGGAGATGGACCTGCTATTAAGTTGGCTGTTCAAGGTATCTATTCACAATACAATAACGCTATGGGAATTGAACCAGACCTTTACTCAGGTCGTACTGCTGGTAATGGTGCTACACCATTTAGAACAACAGCAGAAGTTGTAACTGCTATGTCTGATCCTCGTTGGGAAAAAGATTCTGCTTATACAGAAAATGTCAAATCACGTTTGGTTGGTTCTAACGTATTCGGTAAACAAGGTTAGCTATGAAAAAAGGTCTTTACTACAACATCAACCAAAGAAAAAAGAAAGGCATCAGTCGTTCTAAAAAGAAAAGTACGATTACTGATAAAGCTTATGCAAACATGAAAGCTGGCTTTCCTAAAAAGAAAAAAAGCAGAGACAG